ACCAAATGGATATTATGCTTAAAAATGTGAATAAAGAAGATATTTACTATCTTACATCTAAACCTGATATAGAAAATAGACAGTTTGGATGGTATTCTATGGATGATACACAAAATATAACATGGAAATATATCCATTTTATTTATCATATGAATATTCCTGATTATGATTGGTATATATTTATTGATGACGATACCTTTGTTTTTGAAAAAAGAATGCGAAATTTACTGACAAAATATAATTCAAATGAAAATTATTATATTGGTAAGGAGTTGGACCATATTAAACGCGAATTTTGCTTATATATGTCAGGAGGGGCTGGTTATGCATTATCAAAATCTTTGTATGCTCTTATTACTGAATATGTTAGAAAAATTGGTAAAAATGAAGCATATTCTCCATTAATTAATTTACAAAATCAATGGTGTGATGATTTGTGTATTGGAATATGGATTCAAGAAATTGCTAAAACTAATAAGGTAAATCAATTAAACAATAATCTTTTTCATATAGGTGAACATGAAAATGAATCTCAATTAACTGATGCTATTACATTTCATAAAGTTATAACAAAAGAACAATATGAGTTTTATTTTTCAATTAAAGATAAAGAAATAGAGAGAATCTTAGATACAACAAATAATGATACTGTTTTTACTTTGGTAACCGATTTTTCTTATTTTCACAAAGCAAAAAGAACTATTATTGATTTAAGAAGTAAAGGCAACTGGAATGGGCAAATTGTTTTAGTAACCATTGATTTTAATTTAAATTCTAATTTTAAGGATTTTTATAACGTTATTGAAGCTAAATTTCCACAGATTGATAAATCCCAATTGCTTAGCAAAATTGGCAATGAAGGATTCGTTGATACAACCGATAAGAGAGAAGTTACTAAGTTATTACAGTGGGAAAAATTACATATATTTGATGATTATTTTTCTAAATGGTCACGCGTTGTATTTTTAGATGCTGGTTTACGTGTGTTAGATGATGTTAAATATTTGTTAGAAATTGATTACAAAAATAAATTATTGGCGCCAAAAGATGGCAAGTTATATGAAGACCAGCAATTTAATTGTCAATTAAGTTACGACAAACCTCAACTAATCGATTCGTTAAAGTCTGAATTTGGTGATAAAATATTAACATCTAATTACATGTTAAATTGTATCTGGATATATGATACAAATATTCTTAAATTATGTGATAAATCTCAACTTATTGAAGCTATGAATAAATATACTTTTTGTAAAACAAATGAAATGGGAATAATGAATATAATGTTTCATTTTAAATACAATTTATGGGAAAGATTGCCGATAAAGGCTTCAAATGGAAAAATACTTTTTGATTGGTGTGAAATTAATAACCCAAATACAAATTGGAAAGATTATTGTTATATTAAGTATCCAGTAACAATATCATTTAATGATTGTTAAATAATAAAATTGAATTTAATAATATTTATAAGGATGAATATTATTAAAAATAACAAATAATAGTATTAACTCTAAAATGGAAGAATGTTATTCAGAAAATAATTTATATTGTAAACCTGAATTTACAAATATTATTTTAGATGAAGAATTAAAAAAATTAGTGTACAAAGAATTAATTATAGCACAAGATGTAAATAGTCCATTTTATTTAAGTAAACTCAGAAATTATCAGGTTTATCACGATGATTTGAAAGAACATTTTATTAGATTTTATGGAAAAAAACCAACTCAAACAGACAATTTAGCTTTTATGTTATTATTAACTTATCCAAAGGTATATATAGAAAGGTTTAAAAATTTTACAGACTTAAAATTAGCGTTTAATAATAGGTTAGAAGAAAGTGATTTTGAATCAAGTGGTTTTACAATATATCAAGGATTTGGAGAGGCGAATTGTATTTGTAATGAAGATATTATGTATGTTCATATATTTAAAAATAAATATTCAGGTATGAACATTCAAATTGGAAGTGTATGTAACAGTAGATATGGTCTTATAAGTAAGAATGACCCAACCTTTAAATCTACATGTAAAAAAATTAACGAATATAAAGAAACCGAAAAAGAAAGAAGAGAAGGACTACCAGAAGGATTTTATAAAAAGGAAAAACAAGATAAAAAACAAAAGAAGGAGGAAGATAAATTAAAAAAACTAGAAGAACACGGATCTAAAAAGAGAGAGAAGGAGCTAAATAAATTAAATAAAAAACAGCCTGGTAGTTTTAAAATAACTAAATGTGCGGCTTGTGATAAGGATGGTATTTATAAAAACAATGAAATCAAAATATGTTCTTCTTGTATTCCAAGTAAAGTTAAAACAAATCTTAAAATAATGCGCAATTCTTTAAATATTGAAATCGAAGAAGCTTACAAAGAGTGTGTTAATTGTAATTGTAAATTTATAGATGTAAAAAATAATACACAATTGTGCGTCGTTTGTGATGAAAACTGGTGTTTAGAAAAGTGTAAAATGTGTCTCGAAAAATTTATCAAACATAAAACAGTTAATGATTTATATTGTCTTGATTGTGATGAAAAAATAACAAACTGTATTGATTGTAAGAGAGATATTTTAAAACCATCAGAAAGATGTAAAGATTGCGAACGTAGATTTACAAATAAATTGTCTGTAATTAAATGTCAAGAATGTAATGATGAAGTAGAAATTAAAAAAGATGAGACATGGAGAAAATATTGTAGTGATTGTTTTAAAAATAATTTAACATATTTTAATTGTATTAAGTGCGACGAACCATTTAAAAGACTTACAAATGATACATGGAGAAAAACTTGTTCTAATTGTTATTATAAATCAAAATAATAAATCAAAATAAATCTAAAACTATTGTATAGCATAATAATAATCATTTATTACAGTTTTATTTTTTACACTTCGGCTCATTTTTGCGGTTGGAATGCCTTCAGCTTTAGCTGCTTTTGCGATTGTATCCCAAGTTGCTAGCAAAATGTCGGTTTTTGTTTCTCTCTTATATATTTTTTTACCAGTTGATGAAATAAGCTTTGGTTTATATTCATTTTGTTTTATAGACAAACCATAATATCCTTCGTTATTTCCTTCATCCGTCCATACGGTTGCTTTAAGAGCGTAAGGTGATTCATTTAAATAGTCTTTAATTTCTTTCATGTCATTCTCAGACAATTCTTTATCTACTGAAATTTTCCATTTTTGATATTCTCTTAATAAAACTGAATTTAAAACTTTTCCGCAATCATAAAACTGACATGATTGAAAAATAAATGTTTCAACAGATGAATTTTCTTTAGATTTTTTATATTCAACAGGTTTTAATTTAATGCCTAAATATCCGTGATTGCCTTCAATACGTTTGGGTTTAAATCTTGTATCCAAATAAATCTTTAATGCGTGAAATACTTCTTTAGTAGGTTTAACTTGACTCCATAAACGGTATCGTCCTTCCATATTGACAGAGTATTCTTCTACATCCGGACGCACAATACATATTTCATTAACAAAATCATTAAACTTTTTATTCATATCATCTTCAGGTAATAATACATTTTGATAAACAGATTTATTATCATTATTTACAGAATTTATTATTTTTTCATTATTTTCTAACTTTTCTCTCAATTCATTAAGTTGAATATTTTTCTCTTTAATCACTATTCCTTGAGAAGTATTTGTTTGTTTTAATATTCTATTTTCATTTTCCAATTCTTCATTTTGTTTCATCAATCTATTAAAATTATCTATGCTATATGTTTTAGAATGAATAATATCTTTAATATGCTTAGATAACTTTTCTATTGTAAAATTTGTAGCATCATAAGCAATAATCTCAGTTTTGTTTTTTCCATTAAGTTCAAGTGTGCGAATTTGTCTTTTAATTTTAGGATATGTTTTGATTAAATTTTCAATTTCCACTTTATTTTGAACTCTAAAAGCCTGTACCAAAACAAAATTGTTGTATTTTTTACGATGGTCTAGAATTCTAGTTGCAAGGTCATTTGTGTGACCAAATTTTATTAATTTTTCTTTTTCTTCATTTGTGTTGTCAATTGTTCCAAAATATATACATTCAGTATTCAATGGAAAATGAAGAATTGTAGCTTGTTCTACTGCCTTTTGTTTTTCTTTTTTGGAACTTTGTATTAATTGATGTTTTTCTTGTTCCTTTTCCAAAATAATATTTTCTTTTTGCTCCAATTGAAGTCTTAATTCATCGGTTTCTTCTTCCACAATTTGATGTAAAACATCTTCCATTTTCATATAATATTCGTGGATTTCTGATGCCTTTTTGGTTTGAGATTTCAAGCACAGTGATTTGAAACATTTTATTGTTAATAATATTGTTTGTTTGTTATGTCCACCATTTTGTTTGACAGAAGGTTCTTGTTCAGAAACTGCTTTCTCATCAGAGAAAGCAGTTTTGTAATCTATATCTAACTTAAAATATTTTTCTAGACATTCTTTTGCTCGAATTTTTTGACTAAACCCTAACCATTTCCATATATTATCTAAATCAACTACAAAATCTATATTTTTATCATAATTTAAATAACAATAAAAACTACTTACGAATAATTGTTGTTCAAACCCAGTAAAATTATCCTTAATTTTATTTAATAATTTATTATTATAAGCCTTTGACAGTTTAGAGATTGGATTTTTCTCTATGAGTTCTACAATATTTAGTTCTTGCATCTTATTATATACTTTATAATAGGATACTCTTTAAGTTGTTATATATGTTGAAAGCAGTTTTTATGAAAGTAGTGTTTTCTATTTTTGCTATACTTTTTTGAAAAGTATTACCATTTATTAGTTTTCTTAACGCTTATCTTAGGTCCCGCGCCTTTTTTCTTGCTTTTTGTAGGGTCATATTGTTCTTCTTCATCTTCATCTTTCATTCCTTTTGATAATTCCCAGAATTCTTTTGAACCTAATCTAAAATCACCATGATTATCAGCTTTATACCAAAAAACTTGGTCATGTAATTTGTTTGATTTTGAATTGTTATTAATCACCAAGCATTCATAATTTTCAGTACATTGGTCCATCACTTGACAAAAGCTCTCAAAAGTTGGAAACATGCCAGCATAATTTTCATAAATTCGCTTTCTGTTCGCTATGTAATTTTCTCTAAGAATAAAAACATAATCTATGTTGGTTCTCAGTGTGGGAGGAATGCCTAAAGGATATTGCATTGTGATGACTAACATGACCTTCCAGTGTCTCCCGTTCATAAATAGTAATCGCATCATTTTATCGCGAGTCCATGTAGCATCATATAAACAATCATCTAAAATTACAAATGCCCTAGGGTCAATAGTACTGCGTTTAAATGTTTCCATTTCATGTTTAATTTGTTTTAAAACTGTGCGCTGTCTTTTTAACACATTTTCAATAATAGCTGTATTATATTCGTTATGTACGAATAATCTTGGAACCATTTTACTATAAAATCCGTTTCCCTCTTCTGTTCCAGAAATAACTGTCCCAATAGGAATTTCTTGTTGATAATAAAGTAAATCTCTTACCAAGAAAGACTTACCAGTATCTCTCTTTCCAATTAAAACCACGACAGGTCCCTTATTTTCATTTGGTTTAAAACTAATACTTTTCATATCAAATTTTTTTAGTTCTAAAGTCATTTCTATTTAAAATATAAATTAAAAAATAACTCTTTTTACGCAATGAGAGAGAATAATATAATAGCATTATAATAAGTTAAAAATACATATAATTTATATATTAATTAGCTAAAGAATGATAAACGTGAACTATCAAAAAAGAAAAAACCTTGAACTTTTTAAATGTTTAGAGAAACCTGAAACTCTTTTTCTCTCTAAAACACAAAATTACATACCTATTTATAATAAGTTCTTTACCTTAAATGATAGTAATTATAATAGCATTAATTTAAATAATAAATGGTACATTTCAAATGTTAATGAAAGTGATGAATATGACTGTCATTTATTTAATTGTAGGATTAAGAATTTAGTTAATAATAAATCAAAGGATAAGGAAGTTTTCTTTAAAATGGCTCCATTATTAGACCCATTTAAATATTTAATAGGTAAATACGATGTCCTTGATGAAAAATTATTTACACTACCAAAAATAAATTCAACTGAATTGGATTGTCATTCAAAAATTATTGACCAAAATAATTCAGCGTATGTTGATGGTATGTTTGCATTTTTATCAAGTAATTTAATTCATTCACATGGATTTACACACGGGGTTGATTATTATGGGTCATTTTTAGGCATTAAAAATAACTTTATTTTAAATGTATTTGATGACATAGATTATTTAAATGGTTCTGAATTTTTTAATAAAAATAAAAATGTATTATTTAAAATTGAGAATTATGAACATTTATTTCAAGATGAAAATGAAAAACTAAAACCTATTAAAATTCAATATAATTCAAGTATCAAATCGCAAATATCAATTAAATCTTTTGACAATGAAATTTTCGAAGATGTATTTAATGAAAATATTATAAATATTTCTGATTTACCATGTGATTTAATAGATTTAACAAATATTAATATGTTAGAAGATAAAGAATCTAATCAATCTGTTACATTAAGGTCAAATTCAACTTGTTCATCACGAACATCATATACTGAGGATGGTGAAGAACATGATGATTGCGATGATTGTGGAAAAATTGAAAACTTAGATACTAACAATTTGGAAAACGATTTGGAAAACGGTGAAGAAAATGAAGATGAAGATGATGAAGAAAATGAAGATGAAGAAGATGATGAAGATGATGAAGATGAAGATGATGAAGAGAAAATAGATGTAACTATTCCAAAATTTCCAGTTCAAGTTATTGGAATGGAATTTTGCGAAAATACATTTGATGATTTAATTTTAAATAGTGATTTATCAAAAGATGAATGGTATTCAGCATTCATGCAGATTATTATGATTTTAATTACATATCAAAAAGCATTTAACTTCACACACAATGATTTACATACAAATAATGTTATGTATAATGATACTGATAAAAAGTTCATTTATTATTGTTATAAAAAGAAGTACTATAAGGTACCTACATTTGGTCGTATATTCAAAATTATTGATTTTGGAAGAAGTATATATAAATTTGATGGTAAACTTTTCTGTAGCGATAGTTTTCATCTAGGCGGTGATGCTGCTACCCAATATAATACCGAACCCTACTTAAACGAGAAAAAACCTAGATTAGAGCCAAATTATAGTTTTGACCTTTGTCGTCTTGCTTGTTCAATATTTGATTATGTAGTTGAGGATTTTGATGAGATTAAAGATTTAAGTAAATGTAGTGACCCCGTTAAACGTTTAATAGTTGAATGGTGTTTGGATGATAAAGGTGTAAATATGTTATATAAAGGAAATGGAGTAGATAGATATCCTGACTTTAAATTATATAAAATGATAGCAAGATGTGTTCATAATCATACACCTCAAGCACAATTAGAGAGACCAGATTTTAACGCATATTCTGATTTTAAAGGTGAAGTACCTGCAGATGTAATTGATATTGATAAAATTCCTTCTTATATTTAATAATTTAGCAAGAAGATTATATTTTTTGCTGTAAGTTCATAATACAATTATATTTTTATATATTATGAACGATTATGGGTTTATTATTACAAGACATGTAAATTCTGAAAATACTAACAGATATTGGAATCATTCTATAAAATTATTAAGATTTTTTTATCCAACTAAAAAAATTGTTATAATTGATGATAATAGTAATACTAATTTTTTAAAAGCAGATTATGAGTATAGTAACGTAGAAATAATACAATCCGAATTTCCAGGAAGAGGTGAGCTTTTACCTTATTATTATTATATTAAAAATAAGTTTTTTGAAAATGCTATCATAATACATGATAGTGTATTTTTTCATAAAAGAATCAATTTTGAAGTTTTAAATGGTACAAATGTATTACCATTATGGTATTTTAATTCAGATAATGAAAATGAATTTAATACATTAAAAATTATAGAAAATTTGAAAAATAAATTTAACATTGAAGATAAATTTAAACATACATCTTCTAATATGTTCAGTATTATGCTCGATACTAAATGGTATGGATGTTTTGGTTGTCAATCATATATAAATCACAATTTTCTTTTACTTATAGAAAATAAGTATAATATATCAAAATTAACAAAAACTATAACAAATAGAGCTGATAGATGCTGTTTAGAGAGAATTATGGGTTGTATATTTTCTACAGAATGTCATAAGGTAAAAACATCAAAATCATTATTAGGTAATATATGGAATTATCCTTTAACCGGAAGATATACTTATGATATGTATGAGACTGACTTAAAAAAAGGCACTGTACCAAGGAGTGTGGTAAAAATTTGGACAGGTCGTTGACACTAAAAGTCTCCATCGCATTTAGTATTTAATTATAATTCTAAATATTCATACCAATATAATAGCAAATTTATTTATATAATTTTTCAATTATAGAATTTACAAGGGTTTCGTCTTTAATGCCTAAGTTATCTAACCGAGAATCAATAAATTTTCTCTCTTTTTCTAATAATTCATCTGGTAATATCCCAAGAAATCTCCTTTTATGTAATCCTTTATTCATAGCTAGAATAGCTCTTTTAAATTTTTCCATGAATCTATCACAATCCATAACAGTTAGTCTTTCATATCCTTCTTCTGTTATTGGTTTTCTCTCTTCTAACAATTTTTTAAATTGAAAATATTTGGAATAATAATAGAGTTTTTCATTTAACAGTGAACCTATATTAGGACATCTAAATAATACTGTTTGATTTAATTCAGATATAAAGAATTTATACGCAATTGATTCTTCAAAATATGGTTTTACACTTGTTGGAGTTTCTTTAAAATCAATATCTGAAAATTGTCTAAAATCATCAACCATCATCTGTTTTCTAAAGTCTTGTTTTTGAAAAACCTTAACGTAACTAAGTTTATATATAAATGGATTGGCTCTTTTATTTTCCGGATTAGGCGCTTGAACAGAAACCTTATATTGTGTTTCTGGAGTATTTAAAAACCATCTTATTAGAAATGCTAAGTGACCAGATAAATTTTTTACAATTGACTCGTCATATGGTACGTTTGTATCAGGCATAATTAATGTATCAATGTCTTCTGTTTTATATTTTGATGTATCATGCATTCCAGCTAATACTAATTGTATCGCCTTTCCACCCTTAAATATTATTTTATAATCTTGACCAACCATCTTTTCAGATATTATTCCAAATATAATTAAAGCAGCACACAAAACAATGTTAAAATGAGAGAAATCAATATCTTTGTCACTAATGAACGAACCAAATGATTCATAAGGTTCATTTTTTGTTGGAGTAAAATAAGTTGGAATCATTGTTTGATTGATTTTACAAACACTCCACAAACTATATATTTCTTTATTGACTATAGGTTCTACATCGGCTACAGGTTCTACATTGGCTATAGGTTCTACATTGGCTGTAGGTATAGGTATATTTCCATCCAAATTCATCATTTCATTAATTTTTGCTCTTATAGAAAGCATTTCATTTTCTTCAAAAATTGATTTCCAAAATTCTGGTTCAGATTCAAGATTATAACCAGAATCCGATGGTAATTCAGTTGTTAATATCAATTTAACAACAGGTTTAGTAGGAACAGGGTTAATTATTGCCTCTATTTCTTCATCTTTTATTAATTTTTCCAGTAAGTCCTTTTGGTCTTCTGTTAATAAATTAATTTCAGCACCTTTTTCACGTAAATATTTAACTAAATCTCTATCTTGTAATTTTATAGCGTCTGATAATGCCGAAATATTTTTTGTATAACTAAGAAGATTTATATTACCGGTATTCAATATGTAATTATTAATAAATGTTTTTCTTATAATAAGGTCATCAATATTATCAAAAATTACAACTAAACAAGGAACAAACGCTATTAAAGGAGTTATGGAATAATTATTTTTAGATATATCAATAGGAATTGAACCATTAGTTATAGGAATTAATGTATTTATACCAATTCGATTACTTTTAAAACCATTGTTAAAGATTTCAGCAACTTCCTGAACTCTTTTCATGTTTCCTGCTTTAACCGCAGCTTGCAGTTTTTTAAAAGAATTAAGAAAAAATCTTCTAAATTCAACCTTTATAATTTTTTCTTCTCTTTCTTTTTCTCCGCCACCTATTAATCGTCTTGTTCTCTTGTTTTTTCTATTTTTAAGTGTTCTTTTAAAATGTTTTCTTGTTCTAATTCTTTTCATTATATTATAATGTGATAAAAAGAATTAATTTAAATCGAAGATACCTTTGGTTAAAATCGAAGATACCTTTGGTAAATCGAAGATACCTTTGGTTAAAATCCAGGATTATCTGTAAATACCTGAGTAACGGTTGAAGCATTAGAACCTCCTTTAATCATTGGGTTAATTTGTCCAATTACAAAATCTCCAAAAACAACACTAAAATAAACTAATAACGAATCTCTAATTAATAATTTTAAAGGTTTTGCTTCTTTTTCAACAAATCTCATTTCAATAAACTTAGAAATCATAAATACTACTGAAATAATAGCAGCAACTATAAATATATTATCCATTTAAATTAATAATTGGATATTCTTATTTAATATTTTACGCAATTTACTCTAAAATTTCAATATCGTCAATTAACAAATCAGGTAACAACTCTAATTTTGGTTCTTCAATATTATGAACATCTAAAGAATCCAAATTAAATACTTGGTCTGATATTTTAAGCTTAACATCATCATCATCATCCATTTTTCTTTGTTGATTTCTAAGTTGACTTATTTCTTCTAAACGGTCGATTGATTTTGGAGCATTAACATTTGTTACACTTCCATCACCTGTTTTAACATAATCAATGTCATTAAAACTCAATCCTGCCTTTTTAAGAGGCGTTCCATCGGCAACCATAATTTGCTCATTAATTGGAGCATTAATTGGAGCGTCAATAGGTTTTCTAATTGGTTCTTCAATAATTTGTTCTTTTATTTCCTCAATTACATCTTCTTCAACAGTTTCATCCATATAAGCCTTTAAAATTGACTCAACAGGAATACTTTCTCTCAAAGTGTTTAATATACATTCCTGAACTATAATTTCAATTTCCCTATAATGTTTTTGTATAGTTAATGGAGCTATATTTGTTTCAAATAAATAAACATTTTTATATATTTTTCTTGCTACATTAATATATGTTTTGTGAATAAAGTCATCAAGCTTTGGAATATTTATATCTATTTTCTTTTGTTTTTGTCCAACACGCATAGCAGTTAAAATTTTAAGCTGAATAATATGAACACATGTAACCAAATCTTCTAAATAATTAC